CACTGGCTTACCTTTTCCCGCTGTTCAGGTTCGAGCTCTGAGATAGCACCCTTGATCAGCAGTAGCGTTTCCTGCTCTCGTTTCATTTCAATCTCTCTGTTGCTGTTTTACGTCGATGGCAGGGCCAGCAGAGCGACTCCAGATTGCCGTCGTCATCTGTACCGCCATGCGCTTTAGGGATGATGTGATCCACCGATTTAGCTGTCGTACCGATACCGCGTCTGCGGCAGTCCTGGCAGACATGCTGGTCACGTTCAAGAATTCTGTCCCGTCGTATATCCCAGGGTCGTCCGTATCCGCGCTCATGCCTGCTCTTACCTGGCTGATAATTACGCCAGCCGTCACCGGCATGCGCTGCTCGGTGGTCGTCACAGTAGCCGCTGCCGTCATTAGTAAGAGCAACACAACCACGATGCCGGCAGGGACGCTTAGCTCGCGCTGGCATTTAGTTACCTCTATTTTTCTGATGTTGGGACCATGGTCCCAGTAGGTCTGGCTTACTCAACTACTGGCGGGTAATTAAGCGTGCTGAATACTGATAACTTCATTTGGTATGCGTAATGGTATTCAGCTGTAGCCCCGGAGGAAGCCTGCCAGCCTGGCAACATCAGAATGGCATCCGCACAGCGCAGCATGGCGAAGCAGATGTCCATATACTCACGCAGCTCAAGCCCGCCGGGCAGGGTGGCCGGGTTCAATGCTGTGTGGCCGTAACGCTGGAGCCGTTCAGCCTCTGCGTTAAATGCCGCACGGTTAAAGTCCTGATGTCCGGTCATCGGGCCAGCAATATAGATTTTCATTGGTTACCCTTTGAGATCTGACCGGTAATGAGGAAGTCGCCCATCGGCACATAATCGGCTTTGGACTTGCTGATGATTGCTCTTACTTTCTGAGCGATAAACTCAGCAACATCGAAAGCCCAATCCGGCACACCGTTACGAACTGCCACATCACCCGTTTCAGGGTTCAGATAGACAGGCACAACGCCAACAAAAAGCGCTTTATGCGTAAACGTGCGCTGAATGTATGACTTACTCAGCATTTTAAATACCGCCATAAATCCTCTATTTCGGTGCTATGCAGCCTTCTTCAAGTGCTGCGATATAACCAGCCAGTTGGCCCATATCGTCATCTGTGATAACAAAGTGGCCATCAAGATGGACCAGATTGATCACCGGCTTTTCCGCTGCGCACGGAGCCTTTGTCATCGCCGTCAGTGGTGGCGTCGATTTCCCGCACCCGGCCAAAGCGGCGCAGATAATCAGCCGGGTTATTACGCGCATAATCAATTCGAGCCTGTCGCTCATCTTCGCTATGCGCTTTTACTGCCCGGACGATCATCTCCAGGACGATCGCCAGCACTCTCAATCCGGCTTCCACGCATTTCACCTTTGTTTTTGGCAGTTTCAACCATCACCCGGTAATCAACATCTGTTGGCCCGGTGCCCTGAGCTGCGTCTTTGGCTGCCTTACTGATCGCATCTGCGTTACGAGCATGACCGTAGTTCGCTGCAACAAAGTCGAGGACTTTCATGAGTACCACTGGAATCCTGCTGGTAATAGCCGGAGGCATTACGGCACGCAGCTGCGCGACGGCATACAGAACGATAAACACTCCTGTCGCACTGCTGGCCCAGCCGGCTGGCAGCGCTCCAATGATCGAATCAATGTCCAGTCTGGCGCTGGCCCATGCGGGCCGGGTTGCGATTGCCAGAAGGGCAAACGTAGCGCTCATCAGAGCCCACGCTCTGGCGATTTTTTTCATGGTGTTCATAGTGATTTCTTCCCGCTTACGGTTAGATATTGAGCAGCGCATCAACATCAGCGCGCCGGCATTTATCGAGGTAATCAGCTGGCGTACCTTTTCCGGCTGATGTGTTGTAATACTGTTTCCAGTACTCCGCGCGGCCTTCGCGGGTGGTCGGGATCGGTGCTGTTACCGCGAGATAACGCAGCCGGCAGAACAGCATTGCCAGAAGAGGTGAGGTTCTAAGCTCCTGATAAACTGTCCGGCTCAGATCGATACCAAATGTCGAGAGCAGGGCACCTGCATAGCGGCTGTTCTTATACTTATCGCGTAGCCATTCGAACGTACCGAGATCCACTTGCGTTAAACCTGTCCCCGCGCTGGTGGGCGTCGGGTCTTTGTAATCACCCAGCAGGGTTTCAGCCGCTGCTGTTTCGACGCAAAGCGGAACGGCGGTGTTTGTTTTTCCGTGCCCGATTACGTCACATACCGCTTCGGCATAGCGGACCGCGTCCTGCTTGCTGATAAGGCCGTAATTCATCGTTGTTTTCTCCCGCCGAAAATCCGGCTTACTGTGCGTTTTGCAAATCGGGTGATCTCGTTAACGGTATGCGGCCATGCCACAGCCGACAGCCCGGCAAGCGTGATCACCTTCAAAATTGAAATGTTCCCCATGACGCCGTATGCCCACAGAATGATCGCCACCAGGATGCCTCTAAGGACATCGCCGGAAAGTCGTCTCAGATTGATGGGATCGGCAGAAAGCAGGGCGCTGGATATGACTCCGGCGGCTATCATGAGCAAGACCAGCCAGAGATCGGGGTTTCCATATTCGATAGCTGTGTTCATGAGTCCGCCACCCGCGCGGCGGGTATAAAAAACCCCGCGTATGCGGGGTCTGTGGTTATGGTTTTGTTATCTCTGACACCGTTTGTAAGAAGCGCTCCTCTTCCAACTCGACGCCTATTGCCCGTCGCCCCAACTCAAGGGCGGCTTTGACTGTTGCTCCGGACCCCATAAAGAAATCTGCAACCACATCGCCTGGGCGCGTGCTGGCGGAAATGATGTCGATCATCATCTCTATCGGCTTTTCACATGGATGTTTGCCGGGATAGTACGGTACCGGCGGATAAGTCCAGACGTTGGTATACGGCACCGATTTTGTTACAGCGAACGGTCGCCGCAGTTGCTCATATTGCTGCCGTAAATCCTGATACTGCAGGACCAGTTCTGAATAGCGCACCGATAATGCTGAGTACTCCCGGGACAATAGATCGTGGTCTGTAGTCAGGCCCGTCAGCCCCTTCTCAGCGGCAACGCGATTAAAGAGCTCCTGCAGAGCCTGATACTGCTTTTCACCCGGCAACTGCCACTGACTTGCGCTAAACCAGTGGCTGCACATTTTGGTGCCTGTTGCGGCATTGATCTGCGCAGCTGTTATCCCCAGGCGCTGCCGTGTTTCCCGGAAATATTCAATTAGTGGCGAAAATACTTGGCCCTTTAGCTCACGACATTTCGTCGCATAGCCTGTATTCCCCTTTGCGTACCCTTCAGCACCATAGTGCTCAGCAAACAGAATATGCTCTGTAGCCGGGAAATAGGACCGCAGATCTTCTTTGCGGCATCCATTCCAGCGCCCGTTTGGTTTCGCCCAAATGATATGGTTCAGGAGGTTGAAACGGTCACGCATCAACACTTCCGTATCTGATGACAATTTAGGGCCACAGAATACATAGAGAGAACCAGCTGGTTTCAGAACGCGCCAGAACTCAGCGAAGAATTCATCCAGCCAGGCCAGATAGTCTTCAACTGTTGCCCATTGGTTATCCCAAGCATTAGATTTGACACGGTAGTACGGTGGATCAGTAATAATTGCGTCTATGCTGTTGTCCGCCAATGTTTTTATGTACTCCAGCGAATCGGCATGCGCGAGGGTAGCACTGTTTATATTTACAGTGTTTTTCATGGTGTTTTAGGGCCTTATTTGATAGGCTCTCTTTGCTGTTGCGCATCCAGCAATGGGCCTTGTTTCACCCTGTCTCGCGGCATGGGCTGAAAGCTGCAGCATGGTCACACATGCTGCAGCGCCCATTTTCAAGGCACAAAAAAACCGCCATGGAGGCGGTTTGAGTGAGCTGGCTATAAATTTCCCAACTTAGAAAAATGATAGTTTTTTTGTGATTTTTTAGCAACCATTAAATTGGGACCATGGTCCCAATTTAATGCAGATGCAAAATAGGAGTAGGCGGAAAAACAACTCCGCCTTAGCTATTAGTTTCGCTCTGCGTACTGTGAATAGTATTTGCTGTTCTGCTGATAAAGCTCAACGTCGAGGCGCTGACGCAAGCTTTCACACTCATGCGCCATATTTCCCGCTGTACCCATCAGATCGATAGCCTCTCGCATGTAAATGCTGGCTTCATTACTGTCCAGGGTTCGTTTCACCATCTGTAACAGCGAATAAATTTGCTGGAGTTTCTGCGCGAGCAAATCAGAACTGCATGTATCTTCTACCATTTAATCCTCCTGAAATAATACCAGGTCAACACGGAACAATTATTCGGGTAGCCAGCTGTCGTCTTCCCAAACGCTCTGGATCAGCGACATCACTTTTTTATGTTCTTCGTCCGTTTTTGTGCCTGTGACCTGGACAGCCGAGCTTGTGCTCTTTGCTATACGTAAACTGAATCTGGAGTAAATAGGGGAGAGACGATCATGCAGTTGCTGTTTCAGTGCATCCATGACCTTCTGCGAAACCTTATGTTCTTGACCAAAAAGAATTTCTAAGCGCATGCCTTTCCCCCCGTCAATGTAATACTGTGTATATATACAGTGTAATTAACAGGAGGAAAACTTCAAAGCAATTTATGGGAATTTGTGACTAAGAGACGAATAATTGCTCATATCGCATTGTTAGGACAGGGAATTTTCCGCTTTGTATGGCTCTTAATCCTTCAGCAATAACATCATCCCGGCTTAATGGAAGACCCGTGGCCATAAAGGGATGTTCTCCAGGAATGAACTCAGCCACACAATGGTTTTCGGTCTGGTCATTGTCTATTTTTCCTGTTGCTGGATCTACAAAACCCACCCGCCCAACGATGAACCATATTCGGCTGGCCAGAAACCATGGAAACCAACCTTCGCCCGGTCTGGCGCGGAAGAACCACTGCGAGTACATACCCCTTTCAGCCTCCGCACGCGCCTTTTGAAAGAAATTCCCCATGCCATTGTGCGGCGTGGCTGCCCGGGAGTCTTCTTTTGAAAAGGGTGGGTTCGCATAAAGTGCCGGTGTTACCCCACGCTTTTTCGCTTCGGCTATCCAGTCGAGCTTGAGGCAATTATCCTCACGGGTGAAGTAATCCGGCAGAAGATGATTTTCATCGCTGGCACAACCATCGATCTGACATGGCCGCAGTATGCTAAACAGGCCAGAGGCTATACGTGGATCAGTTCGCCAGCTATCACGATGCTCCAGTTGCGTTTTACTGCGGTGATCTAGAAGCATTTTCCCTCCACTACGCGGTAACTATATGATGCACCTGGACCGTTATAGCGTCGTTCCACAACGCCCATCATCAACGCTTGGTCGAGGACTCGCCTTATTGCACGTGTGTTAAGACCGGCATCAAATGAGAGCGTGCCTGTCGGTATAAATCCGTCTCCGCCGGTAGCGATACTTCGGTTTGTCCTTTTAGAAAGTGCATTCATTACGACAACATTTGTGCGATTCATCAGAAACTCTCCACAGCTGGCGCAGAGGTATGATCCTGATTTCGGCTGACACTCTGTAGCACTCCTAAAATCATCATGCAGTCAGCCAGTGCCCGATGAGCGGCTCCATCAACGTCAACGTTCTGTTGAGCAACGGCGGCGGCCAGATGCTGCTTTTTAAAGCCTTGGCGATCTTCTTCAAACTCGCCATACCAGTCACTGTATGTTCGCTTGGCGTCGATCTGGCTGTGATGAATACGGTCGTATTCGTGAATTACTTCCGCTGCTGATAAGCCGTCATACTGACCGGTAATCAGGCTGGTTTGGGTTATCAGTCTGGCATCAAACCTTGAATTCCATGCCAGCCACTTACGATGACCAATGATCTCCATCACCTGCGGATAAATCTCTGCCCATGATGGAGCACTAGCAACCATCTCGTTTGTGATGTGATGAATATTGATAACATCAGCAGGAATATTTCTGGTCGGTTTAACAAAAGTATTAAGCAATACATCCCCGCTCATATTGATTATGGCGATTTCAATTATTTCATCGTCTTCTGTTAAACCAGTTGTTTCGGTATCGATGATGACAGCATTGCTTCCAAGCCATTTTACAATGATGCCCTGAAGAATTTTTTTCTGTAAAAAATACATTTTTCACTTCCAGATTTTTTGTTGATAGATTCTCGAAGGCCGGGGGGATATACTTCAGGGCTGGTAAATATACCTGTACGTATTTCTTGCCCGGCTGAAATGACTCGGTCACGGTTGCATTTCTGCCTGCATATTTATAATTTCGAGCCAGTTCTATTGCTTCGCTTTCGGTCATAAGTCCTTGCATAAATGGTTCTAACGCCATATTTATTCCTGCGCCGTAACCCCTGCTACTGATTTCACACCAATGAATACTTCAAGCGCAGATAGAATTTCAATGGTATAAGCAGCGACAAGATGTATCTCGGCTATAAGTGCCTGATGCAGGTCTTCATGTTCGGCATCATCGTCATAGTCATAGCTTTTAAAATGAAGATTTCCGGCAGGCGGCATATGCAATATGAAATCTGCAAGGTTTTTAATCTGCCCGTTATCAGGGCGGCGTATTAATGCCATTTCTACAGAGCGAGCTGTCATTCCTTTGAGCATGCTTTTTGCGTCCTCTGTATCGTTTTTCACGCCATCAAGAACAATTTTCAGGGAAGCATCTTCGCCAGTGAATACCGTTTTTCCGCATGGCGAAATAGTAAGGTTAGCTGGCAACGTAAAATAACCCATGGTCATGTTTTTAGTCACAGCATTAGACGTTAGCTGAACGTCACCCCATGGAGCGACAGCCAGGCTGCCGATTGTCTTACGCAAATACGATAATGCATCTTCACACTTGGCAGCTGTTCCACCCGAAGCTATCAGTAAGCGTTTCTCTGGCCACAGCAATAGATAAACAGCGCTACTGGTGATGGGCGCATACTTAATAACTTCATTTTCCGCCTGTATCATCAATTCTTGCTGCAGCTGTGGGCCGACTTCACGGCCTTCTTTAAATGCCTGTTCTACACGCTCATCTACCAAACGCTTCACGGCCAGCGCATCTGGTTTGCGCTTACTACTAAGAAAACGCAGAAGGTACTTGCCATCCACCTGTAGCATGCGATCGTCAGTTGTTACCCGGCTCCAGCCCTGGCCTGTTCGCATTACATCTGAAAGGCCATCAAAACCACGCTCAGATAACAGGACCTCAATATTTTCAGGCAAATCTGTGTCTAATACATATGGAAAGGCAGCTCTGAATGTTTTCACGATTATTTCCTTTTATAACGTTGGTTAACCTTTTTACGGGCAGCATCCATTACCAGCTCCCGCTTACTTTTACTTCCGGTCGCCGGCTTACTATGACATTGCTCTTGTTCGGTTCTTTTAATTATTGGAGGAACACATCCACGCAATTGATAAAAATATTTTTGCGTAAAATCTCCATTATCCTGGTAGTGCTGATTTGTGCCAAAAAGACGTTCACTCATAAAATGCTCTCCTGATTAGCTGGGACCGTGGTCCCAGCTAATCGAATGTCGTTTCTTTTGATGCGATGCTTTCGTTCTGCTGGTCCGTGTAGCGCTTTATCCATAATTCCTGAATATGCTGATCTCCGGGGCGATTCGCTCCGCACCATTCTGCTATTACAGCGTTCTTGCACCAGTCCGGATGCGTTTTAAAACCGCACGAAGGACAAAACATTAAATATTCATCCCGCGTTTTTGCGTGCCTTAATTTAGGTCTGGTCGGATAACGATGCATAACCTGCTTACACAGGCAGGTAGGAATTTCACCACATGTTGCGACAACTTTTCTTTCGCTGTTGTTCCACATGAATAAGGGCCTCATTATCCAGCTGAGATATGCACTGTAATATCAGTTCCCAGCGTGTCTGGTAGTTTTTTCGCCAGTTGTCATAAGTAATATTGCAGAGTTTGCTAAGCTCTTTTTGGGTGTATTTATACGACTCACGATTAACAAGATTTTTTGTTTCCTGTATCGCAAGCCATGACAGACCCTTCATGTTTTTCTCAGTCTTACTGCTCATCTTTGAGCTATACGTTTCTTTGTGATATAGCTGAATAATATTCCAGACGTGCTGAGTCAAAAATGTCTGGTCTTCAAATGACAACTGATCCCCATAGCAATAATTCAACCATGTCTTATAAGGTGTCGGCAGCTGATGAAGCGCATTCCGCCAGGATACTTGTCTAAAAATTTGAGGGGATACCGGGATACTGCTTGTCCGGAATTTTTTACCCTCCGTATATCTGACAGGCTCCGCCTCAACGATGACAACGGCTGCATCCACACTGATTTCTCGCATTGGTTTCGCCGTGAATTTGCTGGCTGCAGCTGAACGTTCTGCCATTGCCACTATTTGATTTCGTTCCGGCTTAGAGAATGAAAGCAGTGCTGAAGCAAGCTCGTCACGTACATATTTAAGCTGAAGCATTTGCGCCTCCGACTGTGAGAGGGCTTTGTTCGCTAAGCTTCAGGTTGTCTGGTGCAATACCAGTCGCCATTTCGATGTTGATGATCTCGCGACGTATAAAAGCGGCCATTTCGAACAGACGATTCTGCAGCTGCTGCAGGGCAGTTTTATCATCGCTTTGATCGTAAAAGCCGTCATGTGCTGGTTCGGCATGCGCCAGAACATCACCAAATTTCATCGTTATGGTGTCGATCTCGGCCTCGACTGAGTCGACACGGATACGGTTATATTTTGGAAGTCGTATCCATTGCAGTCCCTGCATAGCCGCTATTTTCTGAGAGCATTTATCTTTATATGAATCGGGCAGAACTGACATCCAGGTGAATACCCAGTCTGCCGGCAGTGGTGTTTCGCCTGCCATTACACGCTGGGCACGCTTAATGCAGCGGCTTCTCCAGCGCAGATAGTCCTCAGCACTGATGCCTTCCGAACCCATGTTAATCAGGCCCTGAATTTCTAGCGCCGGGATCAGACGTTCCGTAGCAAAACATGAAACCGTAATGCCGGTTTCATGCAGCATCTGCATGGTGGCTCGCATAACCACAGATGACATGGTGTCTCTCGCCGGACATTTATTTCGTTCCACGTTTTGATACATCCTTCTCACTGTGCAATGTGTAATCTGATTTCAACTTTCCGTTTGTTTTCACTTCCAGTTCGTACTGACGCGGTGCTGGGATCTCTTCGCCCCATTGATATACCGCACTACGTGTGCAGTTAAGGAGCCTACAGAGCGCCCTAACTCCACCAACTGTTGCTATCGCGTGGCGTGTTTTCATGCACAGAATGATAAGTCAGCTTATCATAATCGTCCACTTGAATTATCAAAATTTGTGGATCAATTACCTTTCCGACTGTATAGCCAGCTGTACATAACTGATTTATGATGCCTACTATGAAAAAACGTGGTGAATGGCTGAAAGAGCGCCGTGAGGAGATGAAATCCCTCAATAAAAGACGATTTTCTATGCGTGCAATGGCAGAACGCGTGGGGATTTCGAGCGCCGGTTTGTCTCACCTGGAGAACAGTGATGCAATGCCATCACTGGATCTGGCTCTGAATATTGCGCGTGAACTGGATCGTCCTGTTGAAT